GAGACGGCTGCGGCGGCTGCGGGATCGAGTGTTGAAAATTTAAAAAAGGTCCGAGACTCTCGCGGAGTGGCGTGCTACCGGCGGTCTTGTAAGTGGCAGGACTGACTTGATTGCGGTGACTCGGAGTGTGCATGATTGCCGCAGCAAACTGAAACAAGTACAAACATGAACGTCAATTTATACTACGCCCAAGATAATACTAATATCGTAACGTTTAGTATGTTGAACACGATCAACTCTGTGAGTATTTTCGTGTTTCAAACTAGGCTATCGCCGGCGCCCCCACCTTCTTTTTCTAACGTCGCAATAAAAACGAGATTGGTGAGCGGATACGAAAAAGGATTGCGTAATATTTCGATGAAAATGGCGTGCGTTTCATCGCCGTCCGACGATCGAAATGCCTACATCGTGAGTTGCGTCAGAGCGCCGTGCGTTTTATTAAAGTTGATGACGTCAAAAAAATTTAGCCGGTCCGTCGCGCCCGTGCTGATGAATTGCGAAGGCGAAACGCAAGTGTGGCACGTTTTCGGCGTGAGCAAAGGAAAGGAACTGGCCTCGATGGCGCGCATCCACGGCGTCACCGCGTGGCTCGACGGCGCCGAAACCTACATCCCCAAAGAGCTCGTGTCGCTGAGCGGAAACCTGCCCGCGGCCTTCGTGTCCGCCCTCGCGAAAAACGCACCCAACGTCGAGGACGTGGACACCATGAAACTCATCTACCCGACGCTGCGCATCAACACGGACGACGTGATCGTCGAATGCCGACGGCAAGGGTAACGATTCGTTCCCCTTGCTGTTTCGGCGAAACACCATACGTCGTCGTCGAAATGATATAGACAATGTAAAGGCAAAAAAATTTATTATTACACAATTCTTTCTACAACAGTAGACTTTTGTAGAGGCGTCCCATGCAGCCAGAGTCGAGAGAGGCGGGCACGCAGTTTTGTTCGACGACATCAAACTGCTGGCCGGGCATGCAGTAGAATAGCTGTTTGTCGGGGCAGACGTAGTAGCTGTCGCAGTCGTAGGGGTCGGGCGCGAGTCCGTGATAGCCGCTCGGGCATATCTTGCGCGTGTGAAGATCGTGGTGTAAATCTTGAAGTTTGTGAAACACGACCAACTTTACAATAATAAACAGCGCCAACAACAACCACATTGTGTGTTTTAATTGTTATAACTCAAAATTCCCAAAGTGTTCTTGTTCGAAGAATTCTTGTCGCCGTCTTCTACTCTAAACTTAAATTTACTCAGCAGCATGTTCGAATAGTTGCTGTTCAGCGTGGGCTTGCATTTATTCGCAAACAACGTATGATCGAGCAGCGATTCCGAATAGTTGAAGATTCCGTAGTTTTTCAAGATTGAATAGTGGCCGTACGCGTGCTCCATGATGAAAAGCAGACACACGTACTGCGTAGTTTCCATTTCGCTGATCTTGATGTACGATTCGTGGCCGTCTTCGGATTTCCGCTTGCGCGACGGAGCAAACGTCTTCATCAGATTCACCTTTTGCTTTTCCTTGAAGTTGGTGCACACGTTCATGTCGGTGTCAAAGTGTCGCTCGAGCATCTTGACTATGCTGAGGCGATCGATGGTGCACACGATCTCGTCGCGCTCGTTCAGCCGAAACAGTATCGGTTCGCCGGGAATCACGAGGTCCGGCCTATCGGTGACGACAAACTCCATCTTGTTATCGAAGTTGGTGACGAGCGGATGGACGCGATTGTGTATGAAGCCGAGCGAGGCGACCACTATGGCGACGATGTCGCGCGTCGCGCTGCGGTCTCGAAAGATCGTGAGCAGCGGTTGCGTGAGCCGCAGAGTGTTTAGCATGGCCATGTACTTGACGATGACCAGTTTAATCTTCAAAGTGTCATAGCTTTCGAGACTGTTTAGGTTTTTGGCGTCGAACTCGGCCAGATCGTATTCTTTCTGTAGTTTTTCATTGCCGTTTATGATTTCGGTGACGGTTCTGATTTTAGGAGAGGAATTACTACACTTGAACTGTTTCATAGTGATTAAACAACAACTTTATTATATTTAATACTTATTGTACATGAATTTTTTTACACATCATATCATTATAACATGTTACGTTGAGGCGTGTTCACGAAGGGGTTCGCTCTCATCGTGGCGTTCAGGGGATTCATGTAGGCGGTCTGTTGTGCGGGCGAACTGCCGCCCGGTTGACTGCTTGATTGGAAGAGCAGTATGATCAGTATGATTATGACCAGAGCGATCAACACGGTCATCATGGTGTTTGTGTTGATGTTGCTCAAGTTGAACCCTCCTCCCGACGTCGTCGTGGCTGGCCTGTTAATGTCCATAGCTCGGTACGATGAAAACGCTGTCAATTTACGTGAAGAGCTTCAATAGCGTATTTTTAACCCACGGATTTTTCAAGTGGTCGAGAGTTTTGAATTGAGAACTTTCGTAATCTCCTCTTATAATTAAATATGCAGGCACAGAGGTACCAAAAATATGCTTAGTCAAATAAATTTTGTGTTTTTCGTCGATGATATAGGTGTCCTTCGTCAAGACGTGGGGCGTCGAAAACTGCCTGTACGGTATCAGACGATAGTCGAAATACAACAGTTCCGTGCTCCCGAACAAACTGTTGCTGGCGAGGATGATGAACAGTTGGTTGGAGGGCACGTAGAAAGCGTTGAAGGTGCCTTTTATTTGAATAATATCGGGTCGAACGAAAATGTACGACGTCTCGTTCGCGCGAAGCGTAGGCAGAACGCTGTTGGCGTCGGTTTTTATATTTAATTTTCGATACTTATTTACGGCGTAACGATCTATGACGATCTCGTTGTAGCTACTCGCCAATTTAATATTGTGCTCGCCGAATTTCATTATAAACTTGTAATTGGACGTCTTGGTCATGTAATCGTTGAGCAGGTCGAGCAGGTCGTCTGGAAATTTTGCGTCGTAAATGTAGTCGCGCTGAATGAACTTGATGTAATTCGCGCTGTTATCCAATTCCAGGTTAATTTCGTTAAAAACTTCGTTTGGCTTTTTCGTAGTAAAATGTTTGCTGTTAATTATCCTGAAATTGTTGCGCACCAAGGGCAGGCCTTTGTAGAAGTTTCGAATCGTGTAATCGCTGTTGGCGGGCATCAAAATGTTTTGCCGCAGAAAGTGCTGAGCCATGGGTTCGCCGACGAGGTACAGTCTGTACGGATAGTCGGGCGTGTCGACTTTGGGCGACGCGCACATTTGCACGCCGGACCAGTCCACGTACGCGTTGTCGAAGAGGAACCCCTCGCGGCCCTCGAGCAGCGTAGACTCGGCGTTCGACGAGACAAAGAATCGGTCGTCGAACACCTTCATAAACTCGCTGTACAGCAAAAGCATAAACGGTTGGGGATCGTTTACGAAAAAATTTGTCGCGTATATGGGCGTGTTGGGCTGGATGTACGGTCTCTTGTCGAACTCTATGATGTCGACGCTGTCGCGCATACATATAAACTTGAACTGGGGTTTGATGTACTTGAAAATGTTGGGGTCTCGATCCGACACCAAATGTTTCAAACCCATTCCGCTCAGATAGTTTAGATACTTGAGGAGCGTGTCATCGTCGATGGCGTTGAAGTTGTTGCGTATGTACTCGCCGATGAAAGGACGCGCTTCGGACGCAATGTAATCGAAATTGTTCAAATTGAAATAGGTTGCGAGAAAGAGGTATTTTAATTGTTTTTGTTCTAGCGAATGCTTGACCGCCGCTAAACTCATTTTGAATCTTACTATAGTTCGACGGTCGCTGCCGACGTTCCGTTACTATTACGTTCCAACTTTGAGCTCTTAAAACTGGTCTTACACACGGGACAGACGGGGTAGAGACTGCAATGCTTCCACAGTTCCACGTAGCACACGTAGCACAGACTGTAGCCGCAACATTCGTTCGGTTTCAAAAAATGCTCCTCGGCGCTCGTCTCTTGGCAAATGTTGCACTGATAAACTTTGGGATTCGTAAAGACGTTTATTAGCTGCATGCGTTCGTTCATCAGTTTGATGACGTGCATATACTTTTCGCCGCGCTCGCACAATTCGTGTAGAGCGTTGCTGTTGGCCTTTACGATGGCGGTGCAGCAAAAATCATTTTTGAACATGTCGTTGATGACGCGTATCTGTTTGACGTACGGTATGAAAATGTACATGTTGTATTGAAACTTTGGCTGGCTCTTCAAGTGTTCGAGAACGTCGAGCACGTTTTTAATGTCGTTGATGAGATAGTGAACGCATCTGTCTCGCGGTATCGAAGACGAGACGTCGTCTTCATTTTCGCGGAAAACCAATAGTTCGTCAAGATTGCAATTGTACGATTGCTGATACGTGTCTTGGACAATCTTGAAAGCGGCCATGCGGACATTGTGGTGGGCCTTGATGTTCAAAGCCAAGTCGGGAGTGTATAGATTGGGGAACAAAAAGTTGCTAAAAACTTGAGTACACAACTCGATGTCGTAATTGCTCATTTTGTATTCGGAGCATTTCATTGCAGCGGCATTTGAATAGACAAGACCAAACTTATATAGAATAAAATTTTATTATTTCCACCACCAAAAGTACAATAGTATCATTGTCATCGAAAATACAACATGATGAAATACTTTAAAAAAACACGACACAATAATAAAAAACATGATGCAATAAAAACAAAAATTGACGCAATAGTATGACGCAATAGTACTAAGCGTGGCAGCTGACGCAATCCACAGAGCCGTTGCCGTTGTCGTCGTCGTTCATTTTACGTCTTTTGCTGCACGAAGCGGCGACTTCGACGTCGACGGTGAACTTTGTGGCCTGGGCGGCGGGCTTTGTGCGCAGATAGTACATGCCCGTTTTGAGTTTCTTCTCCCACGCGTAAAAGTGTATGCTCGACACGACCGAATAGGTGGGTTCGGCGACAAACAAATTGAGAGATTGACTCTGATCAATGAATTGGGCCCGGTCCGCGGCCATGTTTATCATACACTTTGATTTGATCTCCCACGCCGTCTTGAAGAGATTCTTGACGTGCTGGGGTATTTCGTCGATGTTCTGCACGGACCCGTTTTCGGCCAAAATCTTGTTGCGCAGCTCCGGAGTGTAAATGTCGAGATCGATGAGCGCCTTGACGAGATACTGGTTGACCACTTGAAACTCGCCGGCGAGAACGCGTCTCAGATACACGTTCGACGTGAACGGCTCGAAAGATTCGTTGTTGCCGAGTATCTGCGCCGTCGTCGCCGTGGGCATGTACGCGACGAGCAAAGAGTTTCTCACGCCGTACGTTTTTATTTTTTGTTGCAATTCGTTCCAGTCCCATAGATTGGTGGAAGGGCAAACGCCGAAGCCGTCGTCGTCGTAGTTGTGGAAATGCAAAATGCCCTGAGACACCGGACTGTCCGTGTACGTTTCGTAGGGTCCGTTGATTTTGGCCAGCTCGCAGCTAGCCTCCAAAGCCGAAAAGTAGATGGTCTCCGCGATCGAATAGTTGATGAACCTGGCCTCGTCGCTGTCGTAGGCGATGTCGAGAAGAACAAAGGCGTCGGCCAGACCCTGTATTCCGACGCCGATGGGTCGGTGTCTCTTGTTGCTCCTCTCCGACTCTGCCGTGGGATAGTGGTTAACGTCGATGATCTTGTTGAGATTGCGGACGACAACTTTAGTCAGATGCTTAAGCAAGACATAGTCAAACGTTTTAGCGTCCGCGTCGACGCATTTGTTGACGGCGATGCTGGCTAGATTGCAAACGGCCGTCTCGTCCTTGTCGCAATACTGCACGATCTCGGCGCAGAGGTTGCTGCATTTGATCGTGCCCAAGTTTTTCTGATTGCTAAACTTATTGCATTGATCCTTGTAGAGCATGTACGGTCCGCCGGTTTCGACGTTGGTCTCGACGATAAATCTAAACAGGTCTCGCGCCTTCACCTGCTTTTCGTACACTTTGGCGTCTTCGTAGTCGCAATATCTCGTTTCAAAGTCGAAACCGTATTTGTCGGCGAGGTCGGGGCACACTTTGTGCGAGAACAGCGACCACATTTCATCGTTCTTCACGCGCTCCATGAACAAATCGGGAATCCACAGGCCGAGCATCAAGTCGCGAGCCTTGGCGTCCTCGGAGCCCATGTTGCGTCTCATGTTGAGAAACTCGTAGATTTCCGGATGCCACGGCTCAATGTAGGCGGCGAGAGCGCCTTTTCGTTTACCGCCCTGGTCGACGTGGCGCACCATGTTGTTGAAAACTCTCAACATATCGACGAGACCGCTACCGCCCGAGTTTTGCGCGCTCAGACCCAGACCGCCGCCCAGATTCGAAATCAGCGCAGACTCGTGTAGAGTCTTGTAAATGCCATCGATGGTGTCGTCCTTGATGCTTTGCAGAAAACACGAACACATTTGTTGACGACGCGTGCCCGCCGAAAACAGAGTCGGGCTGGCGTGCGTAAAGGTGCCCAGACTCATCAACTGATACGTTTCAATAACGCTCTTGACGTCGTCGCCGTGAATGGCCAGAGCGACGCGCATGAGCATGTGCTGGGGTCTTTCCATGATCACGTCGTCGACTTTTAATAGATATCCATTGATGAGGGTCTTGAAACCGAAATACTTGTAATTGTAGTCCCTGTCGTGTTTGATCTCTTTGTTCAGCGTCGCACCGTGTTTCTTGACGAGATCGTTAAATTCGTCGCTGAGCACATTTCGCGAAAACAAATCGTTCGTTACCTTTATGAAGCACGGAGACACTTTGCTATGCAGATCCTCGACGAGTATGCGTCCCGCGAGCAAAGCATAGTCATAGTGTATGTAGGTCATAGATGCCGCTACATCGGCGCAATACAGCTTCATTTGCTCGAAACCAATATCTCCGCTCTCGGCGACGACTTTATGCGCTAGCTTAAACACGTCCACGTAACGGGTATCGATGTTCTTGCACAGACCGTTCAACAGTAGGGTCATATTTTCAATAACGTTGTTGGATACAATTTTAAATTTAGAGTTGGTCTCCATATTTTCTTCGTTGTTGTTGAACATGATGTGGTATCGAGGATTGTCTTCTTCAAAGTCTTCGAATCGCTTTTTAACCACTTGAGAGGACCGCTCCAAAATAAACTCTTGCAGTTTAATTCTTTCAATTGTTTGTTGCC